AAAAAATATATATAATACTTACCATAACGCCTACACCTACACCCCCCTACAAATGGAAAGGATAAATATGAAAGCAAATTTGATCAGGTTTGAAACCTTGATTTCAAACGCTACCAACACTTTGGAATCAGAAATTTACTTCACCAAGATTCTGATTGTCAACAAAGGCCGCAACGATGAATTTTACATTGATCCCCGCACATGGATAAGGGCTGATGGCCTGAAGGTTGTCCTTCCTATCTGTTATCACGGCGGTCATGACTGGTACATTTGCCCTGATTGTGGGCAACTCCATCCGGTTTATAAATATGGAAAACAGGAAACCGGTTGTTGTGCTGATATTGACTGTGGAAGGATTCAGCGCATGGGAAAAGACCTGATTTATATTCAGCGTGATCCCGTTATTATTGAAGAAAACCCGCTATGACGAACCAACAGAAACTTCAGACCTTGCGGAACCTGACTGGCCCAAGTTTGTATTCCGTGATTATCAAAGAACTTGGCCCCGGCACAATACATATTCCGCTTGATGATGGAATACCAGAATCACGCAACCTGAAGATCAGGGCAGAGTTTAATTCACCGGAGTTTGAGGAAAAACCGCTGGAAGTCATATATAGGACTTTGGCGGAGCGGCACAACCTATCCACCCGGCAGATCAGGCGAATATTGAATAAGCACACAAGCGGTTCAAGGTAACTTGGGCCGCTTGTGTTTTTTGAAGTTATCTTTTCAGCAAAACACTATATATTGTGACAATTTCTGTGTATATGTCACTTTATATACAATATATGGTGACTTTATGGGGCGGATATGCTATAATTTGTAGTATGGAAAGGTGGTGATTTTATGAACAAGCTGACCAATCGGCAGAAGCGATTTGTTGAAGAATACTTGATTGATCTGAACGCAAGACAGGCCGCAATTCGGGCCGGGTATAGCCCTAAGACAGCACAGGAACAGGCTTCACGGCTGTTAGCAAATGTTAAGGTTCAAACTGCTATCAGCGCATTTCTGGCGGACATTTCCAGCGCCAAAATTGCGGATATTGAAGAAGTTATGAAGTATCTAACTTCCGTTATGCGTGGGGAAGCAACGGAAGAAATTCCCCTTCTTGTTGGGAATGGTGTTCAGAAGATTACCACCAAGCACCTTTCCGCCAAGGATAGGATCAGAGCGGCGGAACTACTTGGCAAGCGTTATGGCCTGTTTTCAGAAAAATTCGGCATTGAAGGCATGGTTCCGGTTGTCATCACAGGGGATGATCAGCTTGAAGATTGACCTTCTATTCCGACATTTCCGACACCCTAAAAAGGGGCGGTAATAACAGGTTAGTAACAAAATGGGCTTCAAGCCCTGAAATATCAGCACTTTGCATTTATTGAATTATGAAAGAAGGATGAAATATGAATGCCAATGAAAAGCAGTTTTGTGAAGCCGTAGCCAGAAAGTATTTGGAGCCTACCCCGGCCACTTACCACAGCACCCTTACTGTGATGGATGCCGCCTATGAGGTTGCAAAAGAACAGGGGGCCGTTATTCTGCCTGACGATGAAAGCCGTGCGGCATTTTTCCATACCTTTATGGATGGCCTGATGGAAAAGGCCAACACCCTGAAATACATTGATGATCTGATCAACACGATTAGGGCGGAAATGGATAACAAGGCCGCTTGCAAAAGTGAGAGCATTAGCCGCCTAAAAGGGGAAATGGTGGCTTCCATGAAGACTATTCTGGATTCCGCTTCAGCAATTCGGGCAAAAGCCCTTGAAGTTAATTGCCTGTCTGATACTTTCTTTCCACCGCTTTTCAAAAAGGACAGCTATGAATGGGATGCCCTTGCAGATGTAGCCCGACAGCTTGGCATGACGCTATGACACAAGAAACTTTAGATACCCTTGCCCGTGTTCGGGAAATGAACCGAAAAAGGTATGCCGCCATTCAAACCATTCGGAACACCGATACAAGGCGGGTTGGCCGAACCGTTATTCCGGTTGATGAAAGCACAAAAACTTCCCAAATTGCCCAAGTAAACCGAATTTACCAGCAGAACGCCAATGGTGCCTATAATGCCTTAAACCTTGATCGGCTGGAAGCAGGGCTTCCAATGTTAGAAAATCCATTTAAGAAAGGAACCGAAAAATGAACACTAACTTGAAAAAGAATCTTCAGGATTTAATTGATGAATACAAGGCGAACAAAATCATCTTTTGGGCGGAGTTCAAGCAGACACTTGGGGGCTTCAACAAAGAAGAAGTAAGAAATCGTTATACACCTGTTGGCCTATCTGAAGTTGTTCAAGAAGCCAACGGGAAAATGGTTGCTGACTTGAACGCTACCTGTGTTGTTTATAACCAGAGCGCCAAGGCCCTTGTTGAGAGCGCCAAGAAAAGCATTATGCCCGCTTTGCTTGGACAGTCGAACCACCCCGCCGATTATGCCGCCCGTGTTTCCAATGCGCTGAACTTCCTTGATCGTGAAACCGCCGAAAGCCTTACCGATGATGTGGCCTATTCTATTCTGAAAGATTTCACCGGTGATTTTGAGCAGATGAAATTGTTCAAGCGAATTGTGGAAAGCAAGGTTGGCCCAATGGTGGTTCAGGATGGAAATACCACATTCCCCAAAACCTTTGGTGAGTATGCCAAGGCGGATCATCTGATTCAGGTGTTTGGGGAAATTGATTCCATTGTGGAAAACATTTTTACCCACCCCAAGAACAACTATGGTGAAGGTGCTGTGGTTGCCGGGGTTTATTACTCTGCCCCTGATGATAGCTATACCGAACTTGCGAATTGGGCCACGCTTCTTGGCCTTGCCGACATTGTTGATCAGGCCGTTCCCGGCAACGATGCCTGAACCGGTTAAAAGGTGAAGCTATGAGAAAATCCCCTGTCACAAGAATTTTCGTATCAGCGGCCCCGGATGGACGAATTAAGGCCAAGATTTACCGGGGCCAACGGCAAACTGAATCGCTAATGTTCAACACGGTTCATGATTTGTTTGAATGGCCTGAAATTACTGACCGAACGGAAGTAGAGTTCACAGCCAAGGGCATTGTTCCAAACACGCTGGTTCTTCCGTGTGAACCTATTTTCTATTTCTGTTCACCTGATGAAGTCATGGATTTTATGGCGCTGACCCGTTCCGGGGATCGTCTTGGGTGGATGGAGCGATACACGGCATTGATCAAAAGTGTTCACGCTGAACAGTTCAATCTTGAAAATATGGTTGGAACCAGCATTGACCTGACTGATCTAATCAGCAATCCTAACGGCTATGATCCCCAACTGATGATCCGCCGCTATGAAGGGGATCGGCATTTCATTTGATCCCGGAAGCTACCCTTCCAATTTACTGAAAGGACAGATAATATGAAAACTTTTGCAGAAATCAGAACATACGCCATTGAGCAGTATTCCCGAATTGCCGAAAAGCAGGCTGAAGTGGATGCGGCCTATGAAAAGATGGCCGGTATGAAAATCTACACCCCGGAATATCTGGCAAAAATCAAGAAGGCTGGTGAAGCAGAAGTGGCCGCTGTTCGTGCCGATGCCGCCGCCAATCTGGAAGCTGTGGTGAAGCTGACGCTTGCCGAGAAGAAAACCGCATTGGAAAAGATGCTGGCTACGGCCCCTTCAACAGAGCAGACAAACCTTTTGAATACGCTTCAGGTTCAGGGCAACAGAATCACGCCTGACGAAATCAAATCCATTGCCGTTCAGCTTTCCGGTAATTACAGGGCGCTTCATGCGCTTCAGGGCATTGCAGAGAAAGCCGGTCATAGGCTTCACCTTCCGGTTCAGTCTGACTATCAGGAATTGACTGAAGCCTTGAAGTGGACTGAAAAATATCTCTATACGGCTATTGACGATATGAAGAACACCACGCATTACAGACAAATGAACTTTGATAGTAGATGCTTCTTTGATGTTTATGGTGGGGATGGCACACACGATGATCTGAATTACAAGACCGCCGCCATTGATATTCTGGATGGCAACACGCAGACCACCCCCAAGGTGGAAGCCCGTACCTTGTCCGATCAGGAAAAAACCATTGTGGAAAGTCTGTTTTCTGATGGAACCCCGGTTGAGGATGCCATGACGCAGATCATGAACAGCCCTGAACTGAAAACGCTGGTGAGCCTTCACCCCAAATACAAGGCCCTGTTTAACTAACTTTGCTACCTCCATATTTAGGCAAAACCCCTGAAGGTTCTATGTGGGCCTTCAGGGGTGGAGCCTATCAAGGAAGAAGGTGAACCGTTAAATGACAAATGAAGAACTTGTGGCCCTGATCCAAGCCGGGGTTGATGTGCAAGAGAATACTTCTATCCTGTGGGGCCAACTCCGGGGATGCGTGATGGGAGAATCTAAACGGTTCGCCACAGATGGGCTGGAACAGAAGGATTTGGTTCAGGAAGCCTACTTTTCTTTGCTTGAAGCTATCAAAGGCTATGAGCAGAAACCAGATGGTTCTTTTCTAACCTTTTTTCGGTTCATTCTTCGCAGAAGCTATGCAATGATCCGCCATAAAAACCGATATGCACGGCTTACCAGCATGACCCATCATGAACTTTCCCTGATTATGAAGTATAAAAAATTCCGTGATGGCTATGCAAAAATGAACAATGGTCGTTACCCGAATGATGCAGAGTGTATGGAAACCCTTGGAATCACGGAATGGAAGCTAAAACAGCTTCAACAGCATATTCGGGAAAGTACAGTTCAAAGTTTGTCCACACCCGTTGGAGCTGTTGACGGGGATGAAACCTTGGAAGATGTAATTGCGGATGGTGTGGATTTTGCGGAAACCATCAATGATGAATTAGGTAAAGAATGGGCAAACCGTGCTATTTGGGATGCCGTGGATTGCTTGGACAGTTCTTCAGCTAAACTGTTGAAAATGCGCTACAAAGAAGATTTGATGGTGAAGGACATTGCTGAAAGAATGGATGCTTCCCCTAAAGGACTTTATTTCATTGAACTAAATGCCTTGGAAAAACTTCGGACTGATAAAACAGTTCAAGAAGCGGCGGAAATATACGGTTATCAAATGTCTGCTACCGGTACATATAACCGTTGCATTGGAAGTAAACGGAAATGGAATGATTCGCCGGTTGAAGCGTTGGTTTTGAAGCATTTGGAACTGGAAGATCGCCTATCGGCATTGAAGAAAAGAATGGTGACTTATGAAACATAAAGAAAAGGGTGTTGATCATGTAGCAACTGAAAAAATGATGCTTCAGGCCCATATTTCCAGTTTGATCAAGTATGAAGAACTGTTGGTTGATTTGTGTGAGCAGTATTTCAGCAAGGCTGAACAGCTTCAAAAAGAAATCGCTGAATATAAAAAGCGGTTGGGCGATTTGTCAGAAGGCGGGGTGACATTATGACCACCGAGGATGCCAAGAAATTGTTGGAACGATTTCAGGCTGAAACCCAGCTTATTCAATCTATTCGATCTGCGATTGCAGATAGTGCCGCCTTGATCTTGCCTGATGGCCGTTACATAACCGGCAAAGAAGCATTGGAAGCCGAATTAGTTTCCCAGCTTGATTTGTTAATCAAGGATGAAGCCCGGATTATTGCGGCAATTATGCAAATGCCAGATATGCATTTCCGCACAATTCTATTGGATCACTATATCAACGGAAAGGGTTGGGAGCAGATCGCCGCACAGTTTGAAGTGGCCCGTCAAACCGTGTGTAGAAAGTGGTTAGAACCAGCCCTTGAAGAATTTTCACAAAACTATGAAAAGGACGGTGAACCCAAATGCTGAATGAAATCAAATGTCGGTTGATGTACTTAAAATTGAAAGCCAGACTTTTTCACTTAAAGAAGAAACCGGAATGTTATTCTGCCATTTCGGATGTTCTGGTGTCAGCTTTCATGAATACCACGAACCCCACAAACAAGAAAATGTATTCCAGACTTGTAGAATATTGGATGGAGTGATAGGCCCATGAGAAACGCAGAATATTGGGAACGGCGCTTTGAGATTTTGGAAGGGAACCTTATGAACAAGGCAGAACGCTTTACTGCCAAGGAAGTTGAAGATGCGTTTCGCCAAGCGTTCAATGAAGTTGAAAAAATCCTTGATCAATTTTATGCCCGTTTTGCGGTGAACAACCAAATCAGCCTGACCGATGCCCGGAAATGGCTGACCGCTGGACAGCTTGAAGAATTTCATTGGAGCGTTGAACAGTATATCGAAAAGGCCAAAGAAAGCGCTTTGAATGGGAAATGGATCAAAGAATTGGAAAATGCTTCCCTTCGACATAGAATTTCCATGATTGATTCGCTAAAAATCAGCATGGAGCAGGAACTTTTATTGCTTGAAAAAAAGCTGGAAACTGATTGTACCAATCTTCTTTCCGATCTCTATGAAGAAGGATACTATGAAACTGTTTTTGAGGTTCAAAAGGGAGTTGGGTTTGGAACAACTTTTTCCGGTGTTGACCCAAAGAAAATTGAAATTGTTCTTTCAAAGCCTTGGGCCGCTGATGGTTATATTTTTTCACAGCGGATTTGGAAAAACACCGCAATGCTAAATTTTGAAGTTCAACGCCTTCTTACACAACAGTTTATCAGAAATGATTACCCTGAAAATACTGTTCGGAAATTGCGTGATTTGTTCGGCGTATCTAAATCATCTGCGAAAAGGCTTGTTGTAACGGAAAGCGCCTTCATTTCTGCCAAAAGCCGTTTGGATGGCTATAAGGAAACCGGCGTAGAAACCTATATGATTTCCGCCGCTTGGGAAAGAAGGACTTGTGATTTTTGCGCTGACATGGATCGGAAAACATTTCCTTTGTCGGAATACAAAATAGGGGTTACGGCCAACCCGTTCCACCCGAATTGCCGCTGTTCGACAGTTCCGGTAATTGGTGATCTGGACTATGAACGGCTTGCCAAAGATGAAAATGGAAAGTATTACAGGGTTCCCGCAAACATGAGTTATGGAGAATGGCGGAAGGCCCATGTAAAGGAAGGCGCGTCCAAATGAGCAGATGGGGAAAAGTAGACTATAAAGAATTTCTTCAATTTGCTGATGGACTTGAAAAGTTGTCCAGGCAAGGCAAAGATGAAATCATGACCGAAATGATCAATGATTCAGTAAATAGGTTCCTACAAGTGGTTGTAGACAACACGCCAGAAGATACAGGACAGTTGAAAGGGGCTTGGGGCCTTGCAAAAATTTATAAGCAGGGCGGAAATTATATTGCGGAAATCGTGAATACCATGCCCTATGCAACCTTTGTTGAATACGGACATAGAACGGTTAACGGAGGTTGGGTAGAAGGCCGCTTTTTCGTAAAGTATGCCATTGATGATCTGGAACGAGTGAGCCAATCTCTATTCGATAGAATTACCGTTCGGAAATTCAAGGAATTGGGGTTGATCAAATGATTTTTCCAGCCACGAAGGCCCGTCCACCCCTCTATATAAAACGATCCGCAACAATAAATCAAACCCACATCCACATTCAAGGTTTCTTCGGGGTTTCCTCGGATGGGCGGGAAAGTGTCAAATTGTAGTTCAAAAACAGCCCACAGGTTTCACTCGCCTGTGGGCTGATTTTTTTGCGTATAGTAACACCGATAGTAACAACCATAGCTTGAAAACCTGTTATATCAACGGTATTCAAGGGTGTGAACCTATATTGGTTGATAAAAAAGGGCTTGTGAAGCTATTTTTCCGGGATGATCCCGCCGCTATAATTGATCTTGCGGTTCGCCGCAAATCTTTTATAGGAGGTTCACACGATGAACACGAAACACAGCTTTTGGAACCGTCTGTTTGCCGCTTTACTGCTTGCGGTCATGTTGGTAACGCAGACCACCACGGCCTTTGCCGTTGAGGACAGCCCCGAACCCACAGAACCAAGCATGGTTCAGGCACAGGACAGCGACACCGGCACAGAAGAAGCCGGGGAAGGTACTGATACCCCTGAAGGCGGAAGCCTGTCAGAGGGGCCAGAAACAGCCTTACAGACAGTTTCCAGTTTGGAAGAATTGCTTCAGGCAATCGAACAGGCGGAAGCCGGGGCCACCATCGGGATTGGATGTGAAATCGTCTGCCCGGATGGAACGGTTCTTGGTGACACATACAAGCGGGTTACACTTCAGAGAACAGCCCCGGAAGGCCATATCAGCACCTATTCCCCGGATGGAACTGGAAATGTGATCATTCAGGCTATTGATTTTGACGGGGGCAATGTGGAAGCTACCACCCCATTTGTTCAGGCAAGTATTTCAACGGCATATTCAGAATGCCACTTTTCTGATTGCATGGCGGGGGCCATTGAAGCTAATAACGGGGATCAGAACTTTGGATATTGTGTTTTTGAGCGAAACACCGCCCAATACGGCGCACATATCCGCATGAACGGCGGTTCGGCCAACCTATTCAACTGCGTCTTGGGCAGTGGTACGGCTACTATTCGGGGCGGGGCCATTGCCTGTTATACAGATCAGGAAGTAACCCTTGAAAAATGCTCCATTTGGGAAAACACAGCCGCCCAGCATGGCGGGGCAATCTGGAACCGGGGCAAGCTGACAATCACCCAAAGCACGATTCACAACAACACCGCCAACGGCGAACCGGATGATATTGTGAATGAGTATTCCGGGCAGTTGGCTTTGATGGATGATTATGATGCGCTGGTTGCCCTATATGCCACCTATGGCCTGATTCCTAATAAATGGGCCGTTGACACCTTCATTGATGAATCTGCGGAAAGGCCCAACATGGTTTTCAGTATGTCCTTTGCCACCAATGATCCAGAGCCTTCCCCGGAGCCTGAACCGGAACCCACGCCGACACCCGATCCAGAACCGAAAATCATTTACAGAACCCGCACGGTGGAAAAGCTGGTGAAGGAACCTGAAGTGGAACCGGCCACCATTACTAACAGGAAAGCCGTTCTAAAAGCCCCTGACAGCCGTTTTTGGACAGGGTATGAAATCGGCCACGGCGGAGCCGGTGGAACCGTCACACGGGCTGATTTTGCCGCCCTGATGCTGTCTATGATGGACGATGAAAGCCGGGAACGATATTACACAGAAACAGCGCCCTTTGATGATGTGGCCCCCGGCGTGTGGTATGCACCGGCCATAGGAACGGCCACCAATGCCGGGTTCATGCTTGGGTGTGGCCTTGGGGTGTTCCAGCCAGAACGGAACCTGACTTGGGGTGAACTGATCACCGTGTTTTCACGATTCACAGAGGAAGGAACACCGCCTGAAGTCTATACCGGGAACCATTGGGCCAAGGATGCAATCAACACGGCAATTTCCTTGGAGTGGATCAGCGCCGGGATTGATCCGGGGCAAACTGTGACCACAGGTGATTTGGCCGGGTTCGTTCAAACGGTGTTCAAATGGGCTGAAAAAAGTTGAATAACACGATAGTAACAAATCGGCCGAAAAGCACAGTAAAACCGGCATTTTGTAATTATTAGGCCACAAAACCCGCCCTTGTGAATGTCACTTGGGCGGGTTGCGTTTTGCTGATCCCTGTGTTATCCTGTCTGTGGTGCTACCGATAAACGGCAAGCGGTTAGTTCCCCTGTTTCGTCAGGGGGCGCTTCTTGGCCCCCTGATCTTACGAAAGGGGGGCTGACAATGGTTACATACTCTGATTTGATTCAAGTCGGTATTTTGATCGTTGGCATTATCAGCCTTTTCATACAGGCTCATAAAAAGAAGTAACCGCCCAGCTTCCCGGCCAGCGGTTACTTCTGTAATCCAGTAGGGGGCTAACCGTCTGCCGGTAGCACCCTTGTTTCTATATTCAGTATAGTTCAGCATTTTGAAATTGTCAACATGATTTTGAAGGGTGGTAGATCGGCGTGGGAAGGGTTTATAAATGCCCCGTGTGTGGATTTCAAACGGAATACCCCATAGACCGGGGCTTTATGACCGGCACGGAAGCCGCTGGGGAGCGGGAAACCATCTTGGCGGGTTACTATGGCCCCAAGGCAAAAGCGGCCCTTATCGCCCATCCTGAAGCCACCGTGGAAGTGGAACACGCCCTGTTTCAATGTGGGGCCTGTGGCAAGCTGGAAAGCCGCTTGGCGGTCACGCTGAAAGCGCCTGAACAGGTGCGGATTCTTCAGCAGTGCGATTGTGGGAAAGCTATGCACAGAATCAGGGCGGGAAAAGATATGGTTTGCCCCAAATGTAAACAGCCCCTTGAAGTAACTGATCTTGTGGCCGTTACCATGTGGGATTGAAAGGCGGTGGGATTGTGGATCACAAAATGGCTTTAGCTTATACCAAGGCGAATGGTTATGATGGCGCTGAATACTTGGGCCTGTGTGAAGGGTTCTTCTGTTATGCTCCATTCTTTGATCATCCAGCCGGTGAAGGCGTTCCACCAACCGGCTTGCCTTCCCTGATTTTGGTGGATCAAAATGGCGATATGCGTTTTTCATCCCCTGAAGAAACCTTCCGCCTTGGGGATAAACTGAAGAACCAGCTTGAAGCGGATTTCACGGCCCGTTTTGGTGGGCGCTTCTTCTGCTCCATGCCTGATGGCCGGTATGTCTACCAGCGGCGGGGCCGGGATTACCTTTTGGAAGATTCTTCGGCCAGCCCTGAAGCGGTCATGAAGGCCAGCTTGGAACAAGGGAAAAATCTTCTAATCACAACCTTCCCGGCAGTTGATTTGTACCCTGATCCTGATGCGGTGTATTGACTTTGAAAGTTGATTTTCAAAAGGGAAAACCGTGTTATTTGTTTGTTACTAATAGCCCCGGAAATCAAGCGGCGTTCCCTGAATCTGAACTTTGAACTTCCTTGAACTTGCAAGGGTTTCCGACGCTATGCGGCGCTCAAAATTCAGTAGAATAATTGAAAAATTTATGGTATAATAATTATGATAAATCGAAATCTATAAAGGAGAATATTGATGAAACTATTTTTATGTTCGCACTTTTCAAGTGTAGGAAGTC